GATGGTGAAGGGCGCGTTGAAGGAGTCCTGGGCGTCGGGGTTGCTGGCCAATGCCTCAATGTGGATAAAGCCGCAGGGCAGGCCGTCGTCGTCGATGAAGTCCAGGTGGAGCGAGTGCTCCGCGTTGTTGTTGCGCACCCGCCACTCCTCGATCATGCCCCGGTAACGCAGCGTGTAGAGGATGTCCTCGAAGCTCTCCATGGCCTGTTTCATCGAGGCGGCCACGATGTAGATTTTCGCGCCGCTGCGCCTCTCCAGCAGGCCGATGCCGAAGGCCAGCGCCGCCGCGAACAGCGTCTTGCCGTTCTTGCGGGGGATGAATATGAACGCCTCTTTGTAGCGGCGCTCCCTCCGGCCCTTGTAGTAAAACCCCAGCAGGTTGTAGATGATGAACACCTGCCAGGGCAGCAGCTTGAAGGGGGTGTTGGTCAGCGGGGAGCCGTCCAACGCCTGCCCCTGCTTGTGCACCATGATCCGCTCGACGATGTTGCAGACGAAATCCGGGTCCTTTGTGCGCAGGGTCAGGTCGTCCCGGTCCAGGTCGGCCAGAAACCGCCGGGCCGCTGCGGCCACCTCGGCCCCGCAGATGTTGACGCCGGCGGCCCGGGCCTCCGCCGCCGTCTGCCACGCCACCTCGGTGGAGGCGGCGCAGGCTTTCGCGTAGGCGACGGCGATCTTCTTGTATCGCTTCGCCCTCGGCCTAACCGCCAAGACCCTTCAACGCCTCTCCCAGCGCCGACTTTTTGCGCTGCTTCATGGAGTGCTCGTCGATGCGCTTCAGCCCGGCGGGCGTCAGGCCCAGGTCCCGCCAGTAGGCCAGCGCGTCCCGGTTCAGATCGTTGATCATCCGCAGGATGGGGTTCTGTTCGTAGTTGGTGGCCCCGGCCTTGTTGGTGTGCTCGATCATCACCTCGCCGCCCTCGGCGGCAAACAGCTCCTCCAGGGCGTCGCGCCTCTCCAGGATCGCGGCCAGCGTGTCGATCACGTCGGTGAACCATTCGCGCCACGTCCCCGCCGCCTGGCAGCTGCCCGTGATCCGCGCCACCCATGCAACCTTATCCACGCCCCCGCCTCCCTTCGTCAACTCCGTCGAACCATCGCGCAACTTCCGGCGAACCTTCGCGCATCTTCCGGCGTACCTTCAGCCTATTTCAGGCCACCCCCCGGCCTGTTTTACCCCATTTTCCAAAATCCCCGTCCACTTGGAAAAACCTCCCCCCACCGGTCCCCCAGGGGGGTGGGGATTTTCTGCGACCGGGGGGGCTTGCGCGCGCGCGTTTTCTTGTAAAGATTTTATTGCGTCGCACGTTTTCTATCGCTGCTCTGCTTATTTGTTATCCGTTTGTAAACATTTGCAATCTTTCTCCCAGTAAACTCCCGGCTCCAATTCCGCAAATCTTTCCGGGCACATGTCCGGCGCGTCGCACGCCCCATTTACGGCATGCCTGGGGTCAGTGGTATGAGAGCACCGCCCTGCATCGCCCACATGATACCGCCTGCAGGACTTTTCCGCGCTCCTGCACCCTTCGCCGTCGCAAACATAAGCCACTCTCATCCCTGATACCTCCCCGGCACCTCAATCCCCCGCCGCCTGGCGGTCCGCCGCAGCAGCTCCGCGCCCCGGCTGGTGAGCGCGCCGGTATTCCGGTCGTGCATCTTATCGTGTACATCCCCGGCAAGGCTAATCAGGTTCCACGCCTCCCACTGGTACTCGGGAAACTCATCCCTCGGGAAGATGTGGTGCACGGTGTCCGCCTCGGCGCGCTTGCCGTACCGCCGGGACTCCTGGCACATATACCCGTCCCGCCGCAGCACCGCCGCCCGCAGCTTTTCCCACCGCCGCGACCGGTAAAAAGGGTCCGTGACCTTGCGCATATCAACCTCCACGCAATGGGCCGCGCTGCATGGCTCAAACAGCACGGCCCGGAGAAAGGGGTGAATACACCGGCAGCCGGGCGCGCGGTCTTTCGCGGACGGTTGGCGCTCCGTCCGGCCCCGGCTGTCGACGCTATTATTATATCTAAAAAGCGCGCGGTTTTTTCACCCGTTTTCGATGAACCATAGCATTTCGTCCAGTCTGATAAAGAAAAGCTGACGGGTGACGTAAAACTGATTAGGCCCGCACGGAGGGCGCAGCTTGTAATAGTCCACGTCCTCGGTGACGTTTTTCAGCAGCGCCGCCGCCACAGTGGGCTCGGCGACGTGGTTGACGCAATTCTCGATGATGGCGGCCCGCCGCTGTGCCGGATGCCCGGCGATGGCAATGGCCGCGTTGCCGGTGGGGTCCGGTCGCCTCCACGCCCCGGACTGCCGCGCCGGATGGTCCAGCAGCCCCGCCCGCGCGTTGGCAATCTGCCGCTTGTAATCCGGATATTGCAGGCAATAGGACTTCAGCTCGCGAAGTCGCTCCACGGTAATGCCCGCCTCCCGGTAACGCTTGGACAACCTCGGCATGGTCAGGTCACCTCCTTTGGCATGGACATGAGGGCGGAGAGGTCGAAGGGGTCGGGATGCGGGCGCGGGGAGCCGGGGACCTCATCCGACCCCGGCGAAGCCGGGGCCACCTTCCCCATCGGGGGAAGGCTTTTGGGGGTGCCGTCGCCCAGCCCCGCGACGATCCGCCTCTCCCTCTCCGACAACTCCCACACCGTAGCGGCGGCGCGCTCTGCTGCGGCGCGCTCTGCTGCGGCGCGCTCTGCGGCGGCGCGCTCTGCGGCGGCGCGCTCGCTTAGCAGCCACGCGCCGCTGAAGATGCCCGAATCCTTGCCCCGGGCCTTCATGGCGTCCAGCCGTCGGATGAACGTGGCGTCCCCGCGCTCCAGCCGGTAATCCACCCCGTATTTGCTCAAACGATAGCTGGCGGCGGCGGTCAGCACGCAATCCGGATAGACGTACTTCGGCAGCTGCTTCGCCGCCGCCTTCTCGTTGGCGTCGTTCACCCGCTTGATTGCCCGGTACAGGTCCGGCGCGGTGCGCACCAGCCAACGGTCCAGGTTGGTGACAAAGGACGAGTTTACGACCGCGCCGTTGGCGTAAGTGATCTGCACCCCGCAGGGGATGTAGCACACGTCGTCCTGGTTGCTGCTGAAAAGCGTCAGCGTCGGGGCGAACAGAAAGAACCGGATGCCCCGGCGAATGTAAAAGGCCTTGATCCGCGCCAGCAGCGAAAATGGCGGATTGTCCACCACCACGCACCCATCCGGGTACTCGAAGGCCTCGTAATCGCCTCCGGGCCAAAATGGGCGCACGAATGACGCGGGGCCCAATCCGTACTCCCGCGCCACCCACGCCGCCACCGTCCGGTAGATGTTGTCCGGCGTGTAGCAGTCGTCCGTGGTCTTCTTCGGCTTGAATTTGTCCACGAACGCCTGGTATTTCGCCTCATCCTCCCCCGGAAACATGCTCAACTGCTCCGCCACGCTCAATCCCTCCTCCCAGATCTCCGCTCACTCATAACGCTCGTTCCCAAAAGCCTTCCCCCGATAATCGGTTTCGCGCGCGCCCAGCGCTTCGCGCCGGGTCCCATCGCGCACGAGATGGGAAGGTGGCAGCGCCTTTGGCGCTGACGGATGAGGTCCCCCGTTCCCCCGGGTTCCCCCACTGTTCAATCCCTCCTCCGCATCCGCGCATAAACATAGGCCCCTGCCACAAAATCCGAGTACCGCACCACCGGCGCCTCTGCCAGCCGGTAGCCCGGATACAGCTTCTCCAGGATTTCCCGCCCCGCCTTCATGATGTCCCCGGCCAGCTTTGAAAGCCGCCTCCGTGACACCTTCCGGTCGCTGATCCTCGGCGGCGGGTCGATCAGGTTCCGGCTGTGGCTCCACCACCGGCCCCCGGTCTTTTGCTTGGTGAAATACCGGGCCAGCCGCGCCGCCCCGTCGTCGCTCAGGCAAAGCGCGTCCGCACGGGCCTGGCCGTGCTTTTCCTCCCAAAGGGCCTTCACCGTCTGACTGTCCAGCCCCGGCCCCTCCACCACCGCGTGGAAGTGGAATTTTGCCGGGATGCCGGGAAGGGGCGGC